CACGATGGTTACATTCAAATCGTTGCAGACAAGGTTGTGTATTTCAGAAACTTCGGGGCAACAAATCCAAACCCCGTAACAACAGATCCACGCCCCAATGAAATTATTCATCTAAAAGAATACTCACCAATCAATACTTACTACGGCATTCCTGATGTTATCTCTGCCCTACAAGCAATCAAGGGCGATCAGTTTGCCTCACAATACAACATTGATTACTTTGAAAACAAGGCTGTGCCTCGTTACATCGTAACAGTTAAGGGTGCTCAACTATCACCTGAGAGTGAAGAGCGTTTGTTCCGTTTCCTACAAACAGGGTTGCGTGGGCAAAACCACCGCACTCTCTACGTTCCTCTACCCTCTGATGCCGACGGCAACAAGGTTGAATTTGATATGCATCCCATTGAAAACACAGTCCAAGATGGATCATTCAAAGACTATCGTAAGCAAAACCGTGACGATATTTTAATGGCACATCAGGTTCCACTATCCAAGTTGGGTGGTGTTGATGGATCTGCCCTCGCTGCTGCCCTATCACAGGACCGCACGTTTAAGGAGCAAGTCACACGCCCAGCCCAGCGGCATCTACAAAAAGTAATCTACAACATCACTCGTGAAAAAACAGATGTTATTCAATTGGCATTCAAAGAAGCAACACTCACAGACGAGGTTGCTCTCTCTCAGATTCACGAGCGGTATCTACGAAACAAGGCTATGACACCTAATGAGGTTCGTGAAACTTTGGGACTACCCGCTCGTAAAGAAGGAGACAAGATGATTGATTTGTCCCCTAAAACACAAGCAAATCAACGTCAAAACGCAGCAGGAGATAGCGAACGTCAGCGTGAAAGAGTAAATGAGCAAAGCGACGGCCCAGCCACCATTGAAGGTAGGAATCCTAAGGGTGAGGGTGCTCGGGTAGAATAAATGTAAAAATTTTAACGTCGTTGAAAAAAGTCACAAAATGATTAAAATTGTGGTATAATAAGGACACTATGAGTTTGCAAAAGGCACACCTATCTATTGAAGATGCAGCAGTACGCTATTCCATGCCTATCTCTAAGGTAGACAAGGAGCGTCGTATTGTTAGTGGTTTTGCAACAACCGATGCTGTTGATAAGCAAGATGATATCGTTTCACGAGATGCCGCAGTAAAAGCATTTGAAGGTTTTGCGGGTAACATTCGTGAGCAGCACGATCATAAGAAAGCGGTAGGCAAGATGGTAGAGTTCAAGGAAGATACCTACTTTGACCCTGAGACAAGCAAGATGTATTCAGGTGTTTATGTTTCTGCCTACATTTCAAAGGGTGCACAGGATACCTGGGAAAAGGTATTGGACGGCACCCTAACAGGCTTTTCCATCGGTGGAGAGATTAATGACGACGACACCATCTACGATGCTGATCTAGAAAAGAGCATTCGTGTTATCAAGGACTTCTCACTAACTGAGTTGTCTTTGGTTGATGTCCCAGCAAATCAGTTTGCTAACGTTCTTTCTATTCAGAAGAGCGGCGAAATGACTGGGATGCTCGCAAAGGCACTCATTGAGAATGTCTATTATTGTGGGCACGATGATGTTGTTCAACTTTCTGCGACAGTCAAATCTGCCTGCCCCCGTTGTGACGGTGCGATGGAAAACATCGGCTTTGTCGAATCTAATGACCCAGACAAGGCACAGATGGTTAAGGGCATTCTAACCACAGTCAGGAAAAATAAGGAGGTAGAGAATATGTCCGAAAGCACAGAAGCCACTCCTGAAACCCCTGAGGC